ACAAACATCTTGCACCCACAAATACAGGTTAGTATAGGTTTGCCAGTTAAGTCAAGCACTTAGTACCAGCCCTTGTTGTGGTGCAACCAAGCCTTACAGGGTGTGCCATAACGATACTCGATATAGCGATAGGCTCTGAGTATCTGGACTGCTGGGTCTTTACTCTTCTCGCCTAACATCTGTGCAATTCCGTAGGCTGATGAGCCTTGCTGGTTCTTTGCCAGATGGTCGAATTTACTTTCCTTCATAAAGATTTTCCAGACACAATCCCGTTCTTTTTTATCCCAACCCCAGCCAACTTGGGCATAGCGCATAGCCATTATCTTGTTGGCTTTCTTCTCTTCCATTGTTGCCTTGGTTCTTATAACTGGTGGCTTGTCATCTCTTATCTTTACTGTGTGGTTTATCTGTGCAACTAAAAACACAGAAGTTAAAACCGATAGAATAATAAATCGTTTTGTCATTTATCTATTCTAGCAATCCTCAGTCGAACATTCCTTCTGTGTCGTCTCTCTGCTCGAACCATATTTTCCTGTGGCTTCTTTGTTGTCAGTAAGTACCGCTCAACAGTTAGTAAACCACCCCAGATTGAGCCGTGCCCGCCTGTAAACTCTAGGTTTTGACGCTCTAGCCCCTGCTCTAAACACTTAGCCCTGACTGGACATATGTGGCATAACTCTATTGCCTGTACACTTCGCAACACTTCCAACTTCTGCACATCTGAGTCGTTGGAATTGTTGTAGTGCCATAGGTCTGGGTCTGGGTGTTGATTACAGTTGCCTTCTTCGTGCCATCTTCTATCAGGCAACGTCATTAAATCACCGCTTTAAGGTGGCGTATCTCCAAGATAGAGGAAGGCAAAGAGTAGTGAATGTCTTCATAATATTTTTCGGTTTTAATCTCGTGTTCGTACAACCATTCGTCCTGTTCTTGAATGCTAAGAGATTTCCAATTTGCGGGGACTTCGGTGCCCTCTGGTAGCGTTACCTTGACAACTTGAATTCCCTTAACTTCATATGTAATTTGAAATTCTTTATTCACTCTGTCTCTCCGTTCTCGCAAGACTCACACGTCTTGGAATTGTAAGTGTTGCGGTCAAACTCATTGTCACATTGGCTACACATAACCCACTCTGAGTCATCATAAAATACTGGGTCGTTTAGTTGTGGTTCACTCATCGTCTTCCTCCATTGGTTCCGCGTCTGTCTCTCCGTCTTTAATACACTCGCCACAGACATACCATTTGCCGTTGTCATCTAGCCAAATAAAATCTGCCACACCTTCACAGAACTTACACTCATTCATCTTCTTCCTCCTCTGTCATCAAGCCTAACTCTCTGAGTGCTTGCATTGCCTCGTTCAAACTATCTATTGCGCTTTTAATTTGTTGCTCTGTTGTCATTCGTTTTCTCCTGTCTTTGGGCAATCATCGAATGGGAAATATTCTTGCTCTTCACACCCGCACCAATTAAATTTCTCAACGTGCTGTGCGTGTGTTTGTAGTTCTGCTATATCTGACCAACTTAACTGCTCTTCTTGTTCCATTCTGTTCTCCTGTCGTTGCATTTCCATAAGCCTAGGCGATTTGCCTTGGCTTGTCTAGCATTTGCGCTTTAGTTCTTGTCCGTGATGACATTCATTAAGAGGTCGTAAACAATCTCCGCAAATAATCATCGCTCGTCCCTATATTTAATTATGGTCTGCATTATCTGGCAAACTTTGCACTCGCAAGGCTCGCCTCCCATATTCCACTCGAACTCTAAGTGTGAATAATTGTCCTCGTAAATTTCATTGAGTAATTGTTCCACTGTGTAGGGCTTGGTTTCTGTGGTGCTCATTCGTTGCCCCGTTCTGCAATCATTTGCCCCGTGCGAATGCCTGCTATGAGGCTTCTGAGGGTGCGCTCCGCCTCTGCCTTGGTTCCGCCTAGGTAATCACTAAACCCGCGAGGCTCCCAGTGTCCTGAGCCGTACTTGCTACCGCCTGAAAAGTGAATGCGATAAGCGCGTCCGTAAGTTTTTGAGCCCGCTTGAAGTACTAAGTGCGGGCGTTTATTTGACTCGTAAGTATCTGGCACTTCTTCGCCCTCTAGTAATGGCTTTACTAACTCTTCAAGAACACCAACTAATCGGTGTAGGTCTTCCATTTTTGTTTGCATTTATTCTTCTCCTGTCGTGATGTCGTTGTCTATTAGTATTCCTGCAATACATAGAAAGATTATAGGGAAAACGGCTAAAAGTAAAGGGGTCATTGTGTGCCCTTTCTTGCGTCGCTCTTCTCCCATTCGGAGAGCCACAGACGCAAGGCGTCGCGGTTTTGCGTTCTGAGTGCTTCGCTAAAGCACCACACGCGGAGAGCGTTTGTTGAATTTGTGTTTATAAGTTCCAATAATTGTGCCATTTATTTTCCTCCTGTTTGTTTGTCGTATGCTCTGACTCTTGCCATTCCTCTTCGGTGTGCGTCTCGTATTGCGTCCAACAGCATTAGACACCCTCCGATTAAGCCCGCGTAGGTGATAAGCACAAGCCCTGTTATGAGTGCGCTTTCCATTAGTTGCCCTCCTGTGTATCTGCCAGAAAAATAACCTTGTCGCTTTCGTGTTGTTGTAAAAATTGCTTTACGCTTGCAAGGGTTTGAAACTCAACTCTAAAGTCAATATCTCGCGTAAACATCACACGCCCCGCCCGCCATAAGTGCCCCTCTCTGTAAGCGTAGTATTGCCCGCACTCTGTGGCGTGATATGTCCCGCAATTTTTCCATTTCAAAACCTTGTTTGAAATTGTCGTGTGCATTAGTTCACCCCCTGTAAACTGTCGGCGATAGCGTTACGGGTAAGGTTCTGGTGCTTGCTTGTTGTAACGCTAAATTTTTGCGCGACAACGTACCAACCGCGGGCGTCTGTGTGCCAAGCGATAGGCGTCCCATATGAAAAGACTACATAAGCAATTCTTGACTCATTCATAGCAGACTCAAGGAGTGCATATTCTTCGCGGTTCAAACGTCCCTCGCTTGGGGTGTAATCTTTAAAGTTTCCCGATAGTGCCGACGCCTTGAACTCATCGCGGGTTGCGATGTAGTGAATAGCGTCTCTCTGGTTTAGTTGTTTCATTCTGTTCTCCTGTCGTTGTTTGGTTCTGGTAGATTTTCTACCCGTACCCCGCTAGTGTCTCGAACACTTCGCACTCTGTAAAGTGTGCGGGGCTGTGAGTTGCCTCACTTAGTTGCTTTTTTATGGTTCTTTCTTGTGCATTTGCCGCAAATCTTGTGAGCCGTAAAGGCTAGCAATAAATCGCTATCATCTCCGCATTGTTGGCATTTCATTAGAAGTTGTCCTCCCACATCTTGAAAGCCCACACGCCGACACCCGCAAGAACTAGCGCAACACCCGCGAATGGTAGAACCTGTGCCCCGATACCCCAAGCCCATAGAAATATATTTCCTTGGTTGTAAGCGTCCTCTGTAACCTGTGCCCAAGTTGTCAAGTAGTTAATCATTTTCTGTTTTCTCCTGTCTAAGGCGGGCGGTGTTGCCCTGCCTAGTGCCCCCGTCGGATTGTGAACCCGTACCCGCTAGGCGGGGGCTGTCTTGCCCTTGCTTACATATCCCAACCCTTTATATATCTCCACTCTTGGCGGATTGAGTTCTGCAATAAAGCCAAGGTGTAGAGACTTTCTCTATCCTTGCGAGCCTCTAGGGTCTCGCGGTATTGGTTAAGTGCCCCTTCTAGTAGTTCCAACTCATCAAGTGTCAAGTTCTTCATTACATTCTCACCCCGTTAACAATATAACCACCGCTCAAGATGTGCTCAAGGTCTCCTAAAACTGTTTTGATAGTTTCAAGGATTTCACCCTGTGCGCCATATGCCTCCTCTGCCTTTATTTGGTTTTGAATTGCTAACTTAATCTCTGTGAGTGAGAGAGTTTCGCTTGTGTTCATTTGGTTCTCCTGTCTTCGCTTGGGGCTTATTCCCCTTGCTATGACTTAACTCTCTCACGCTTGGGGGGTGCTTGTCAAGCATTTGCCACATATTTTTTACGCTTATGTCGTGTGAGATACATCACATCAACCGACAAGGGGAAATCTATAAAGCACACGGGTTAGAGATTGTCAAGGGTGAAACCCTGTGAGTTACATCACACTCGCGGAACCTGTTGAGGGTTGGATAAGTTGTTGAACTTTCAACTACTTCCCCGCATTTCATAGTTCAATCTTTAAAGACTAGACCCCGCGAATTATGGGAGGGGGATAGTCACCTATTAAGTCTATTCATTATGCGATTATATCCTTGCCAAACTCTGGCATTTAAACCCGCAATCCTGCGGGATTTATATTATAAACAAGACTCTAACCCTCTGGTAAAGGGTGAGGGTCTGCCTCACCTAACTATTGCGGTATCTTTTGACCCTAGGGTTGTTTAATTGGCTTACTTACTTGTATATATACTCCCATTCTAATTTTCTGTTATATTCGCTAAATGCGCCCTGACCAGGGCTTTTATATATATTAGCCCCCCTTATAAAGATATTTAAAAATATATTGATATTAAGTGTTCGGTTTTGGTACTTTGAACGGGTTATCTTATATGTAAAGATTAATTATAATCTTTAACGGATTAACCTCCGTTTGCTCTACGGTTAATCCTTAATTAATATATAATATATATAACAGTTGCCACAGTTATGCCGTCTAACGGGTACCGTTTATACATCGTTTTATAACCTCTACAGAGGGCAACTTTAGGGGGCACCTATGGGACGCAAGCCAGGAATTCAGAACATCCCCAAGCGCGAGGCGCAAGAGAAAGTTCTACTCCAACTAGAGCAAGGCTCGACCATTACAGCGGCTATGGCATCTGTAGGACGTAACGACGTCACCTTCCGCCAGTGGACAATGAACGAACCTGAGTTCAAGGAACGCTCTGACAAAGCCCGACTGGTCGGTAAAGGGGTTATCGCTGACTTAGGCGACTTGAAGGAAATCTCCTTCCCAGACTTCTGTGAGCAGTTCCTAGATACCAAGATGTTCCCTCACCACCTCAACTGGATTGATTTAATCGAGGGGCGCGAGCCGCGCTGGATACACCCTGCTATGACCTACGAGCCAGGGGCTGTCAACAGAGTGCTCGTCAACGTCCCACCTGAGCACGCTAAGTCTACGGTCATCACGACCAACTATGTGACCTACAAGATTGTGACGAACCCCAACTCACGAGTCATCATTGTCTCAAAGACTCAGGGTATGGCACGCAAGTTCCTTGGTGCGATTAAGACAAGACTTAACCACCCCGCCTTTATCAAACTGCAGACTGCTTTTGGTCCAAATGGCGGATATAAGGCAGACGCCACTACGTGGTCTGCAGATATGATTTATTTGGGTACAGGACGCGATAGTGGCGAAAAAGACCCAACAGTTCAAGCACTAGGACTTGGTTCCCAGATTTATGGTGCTCGTGCCGACTTGATTATTGTCGATGACGCTGTGATGGGTAGCAACGCCCACGAGTGGGAAAAGCAGATGGAATGGCTTCAGAAGGAAGTTATTACCCGTCTTGGACGCTACGGTAAACTTATCATCGTAGGTACCAGAGTCTCACCGATTGACCTCTACAAGATGCTACGAGATGGCTCACAGTGGACTGGTGGCAAATCACCCTTCACCTATATGGCTATGCCAGCCGTTCTTGAGTTTGACGAGAAACCTGCAAATTGGAAAACCCTTTGGGCTAAAACTGATAGACCCGAAGGAGATGTGGACGAACCTGATGCCGACGGACTTTATCCGAAATGGGATGGACCCGCGCTCTTTACACGTCGCTCTGAGGTCGCTCCGTCAGTTTGGGCTATGGTCTACCAACAGGAAGACGTCCAAGAAGATTCAATCTTCTCACCTTCCTGTGTCGCAGGTTCCGTCAACGGAATGCGAAAGCGCGGACCACTAAAGGCTGGTAACCCAGGACATCCTAAGCACGTTGAGGGATACACCATCATTGGTCTTGACCCTGCTATGGCAGGTGCTACAGGAGCAGTCGTTTGTACCTACAACAAGGCTGACGGAAAAATCTATGTGCTAGATGCGGTCAATATGACAGACCCTACTCCACAGAAGATTCAAAATTTAATCGAAGATTGGGTGGAGAAATACCGCCCTCAAGAATTGCGTATCGAAATCAATGCACATCAGAAAGCGTATGCGCTGGACGACCATCTACGAAACTTCTTAGCAGGTTACGGTACGCAACTGAATTCACACTTTACTGGCAAGAATAAGTGGGACACTTCTTTTGGTGTGGCATCTATGGCTACCCTCTTTGGTAATACTAGAGATGGCAGATTCCAAGATAACAACATCATCGAACTACCAAGCAATGAAGGCTCTGAGGGTTTAAAGACTCTTGTACAGGAACTCATTACTTGGAAGCCAGATACCAGAAACCCTACTGACGTTGTTATGGCTCTATGGTTTGCGGTTATCCGCATTAGAGAGTTAATGCAAAAGTCAAGTCAAGCATCACAGTATCAAAGCAACCGCTGGGCAACTCGCGCTCAACAAGGTCGCAGATATGCAGTCAATTTAGATGACGCATTTGCAGACCAATGGTCAAACCAATACGGATAGGAATAACTATGGCAAGCAGAAGTAATCAACCACGTGTACCTGGTAAACTTAAAATGAATAAGTGGGATTATGATATGGCTACGGAAGTAGCAGGTCAAAAACCAACTACTCCTAAGGAAGCAAAAACACAAAAGCAAGCAATCAATGAAGCAAAAGCCTTTGAATCAATGTTTCCTAAACTTGCACAAAGCCGTAGGGGTAGTGCTCCATCAGTTACCAGCCAGGCTCGTACCCAAGGTGGAGTAAAAACAACTACATCAACAGTTAATAAACTATACCGCCCAATGGGTAACTAATTTTTCCCTTTAATCGTTAGGACAACAATGGCATTATCAATGGAACAGGTAGCAGCAAGAGTAACCTCTTTGCGCTACCGCAACAGTGAGCGCGATGCTCGCAACCTTGACGTTCTTGCTGTCCGTAAGGGTCAAATCTCACAGGTTTACCCTGACTTCTTTCCAGACGGTGTAGATGCCAACGTAGTTGCTAACTTCATTGACGTCGTTGCACGTGACTTGTCAGAGGTTATGGCTCCACTGCCAGCAGTAAACTGCTCAGCAGCAAATTCAGTTTCAGACAGAGCGCGTACATTTGCTGACAAGCGTACCCGTATTGCGTCGAACTACTTCTCACATTCAGACTTATCAGTACAGATGTACTCAGGCGCTGACTGGTACATCACCTATGGTTTCGTTCCGTTCATTATTGAACTGGATGAAGAAGCAAAACTGCCACGTATCCGCATAGAAAACCCGATAGGTTCCTATCCAGAGTTTGACCGCTATGGACGTTGTGTGGCATTTGCTAAGAGATACCTAATGACATTAGGCGAACTCGTTACTCAGTTTCCAGAGTTTGAAAGGCAACTGCTTGGTGGTCAAGGCTACAAGCAAGACCTTAATAACGAGGTTGAGTTAATTCGCTATTATGACAAAGACCAATCAATCATCTATTTACCAACAAAGGAAGATTTAGTTCTTTCTAAGGTTAACAATCCTCTAGGTAAGATGATGGTCATTGTTGCACGTAAGCCTTCAGTTGATGGAGAACTACGTGGACAATTTGATGATGTTCTAGGTATCCAGTTACTACGCAACCGCTTTGCATTGCTTGCAATGGAAGCAGCAGAAAAATCTGTTCAGGCTCCTATCGTACTTCCACAGGATGTACAGGAACTACAACTTGGTGGAGACGCAGTTATCCGTACTGCAAACCCAGCAGGTGTACGCCGCGTAGAACTCACACTTCCCCAAGGTGCATTTACTGAGCAGACATTGCTCAACCAGGAACTTCGTGTTGGTACACGTTACCCAGAATCACGTACAGGTAACATTGATGCTTCAATCGTCACTGGACAAGGCGTACAAGCACTTATGGGTGCATTCGATACCCAGGTCAAATCAGCACAGGCTATCTTCGCTGCAGCACTACGCGATGTAATTAGCCTCTGCTTTGAAGTTGATGAAAAGATTTATCCAGAAGAAAAAACAATCCGCGGTGTAGATTCAGGTTCTCCATATGAAGTCACATACAAGCCATCTAAGGATATCAAAGAAGACTACTCTGCTGATGTTCGTTACGGTATGCTTGCTGGTCTTAACCCAGCGCAAGGTCTTATCTTTATGCTTCAGGCACTTGGAGGAAAACTCATCAGCCGAGATATGGCTATGAGAGAACTTCCATTTACTGTAAACGTAACACAAGAACTTGAGAAGATTGAAATTGAAGATATGCGTGCCGCGTTACTTGGTTCGCTTACTGCCTATACACAAGCCATTCCACAGATGGCAACACAAGGTCAGGATGCTTCAGAAGTAGTACGTAAGATTGCTGCGGTTATCAAGGCTCGTCAAAAGGGTCAAGCACTAGAAGACGCAATTGAAGCCACATTCGCTCCGCAGCAGCAAGTTCCTCCTGCTGGGGCACCACAAGCGGTTGAGCAAATGTCCCCTGCTCCCGAAGGCGTTCCAGCAGGAGGCGCTATTGCTCCAGAGGGCGAAGTAGGAATTGAAGCCCCACCAGCAGCACCACCAGACATTATGAGTATTTTATCAAGCCTTAGTGGCGCAGGAGAAGCAAACGCTAGCGTAAGAACCGTAGCACGTAGATAATTAAGGCAGGGGACAATGACAACAATTATCGGCGTTGAATACGCAAATCGCTGTGTTGTTCTTGGCGATTCTCGCGTTGTAGGTGATTCAAAGATTTACTCTCATCCAGATATGGTTAAAGTTGTAACTAACGGAAACTTTATTATTGGAGCAGCAGGAGATGTACGAGCATTGCAGGTTATCTTGCATACTTGGAAGCCACCTGTTGCGATTGCTAAAGATAAAGAAAACCTTTTTCAGTTTATGATTGGCAAAGTTGTTCCATCTATTAAGCAACAACTAACTGAATATGGTCTTTTAGAATCAAAGTCAACAGACAAAGAGTTTGAACTTTATGTGTTAATAGCATTTAATGGAAACATCTTTGAAATTGATAGTGACTTTGCAGTATCTCGTAGCGAATCAGGCTACTACGGTATAGGCACTGGTGGCGATTACGCCCTAGGTGCACTATATGCAGGTGCTACACCTGAGCAAGCAGCATCTATTGCTGCACTAAATGACAGTAAGACAGCAGAACCATTTGTAGTAGAAACTCAATATAAAAAATGAATGAAGAGTTTCGTGAAGCAGTAGAAGATGCTCTACGTTTGTTAGTAGATAACGATTCTAATGGTAAAAATTATATCGCTTCAGGTTGGGTTTTAATATCCGAATGGGCAGATTACGAAGGTAACCGCTTTCTTCATACAGAAGTTAGCGAAGCAATGACTCCCTGGAATGCAGCAGGAATGATGCGTTTAGCAGAAGAGTACAACAGTGAACTTGAAGATACTTTATTAGAAGAAGAGGATGACGAATGACAACAGCACCAGAAAATCGTGGTGGAGACCGTCCGACAGCATCTCAGAATAATCCTGCAAACATTTCTGCTACAGGCGGTGCAGGTGGCAAAGGCACTCAAGCACCTAAGTACATTCCAGGTATGAAGAGTTTAGGCTCAACAGGGGTAGCAACTATGGCACAACAGGGTGGTGCAGCATTGGCTGGTAACCCAGTCCCTAAAGTGCAGGCTCCTACAAACCCAATGGAATCAATGATGGCTGGTCTAACGCCTCTTGATGCAGAATCAATGGATGATTTACCAATTTCTGATGGAGTAGATATTGGTCGCGGGCGTGGTTCAGAAGCATTGCCTGCACGTTTAACATCTACAATTAATCAAGATGAAAACGTAGCACTAATTAAGCGTTATCTTCCAGATTTAATGAATGCTACTCGCTTACAGGGTGCACCTGATTCATATAAGCAGTTTGTTAACTATCTGAAAAACCAGATACTTTGATGAGATGGGTAGAAAATAACTTCTTTGACCACCTAGATAAGTTTGCTAATTCTCTAGGTTATGACAATTATGAAATAGCAATCCCTTTGGCAATGGTTCCTTGGGAGTCACCAGAAGATAGAGATATCTTTATTCTTACTATTACTGGTAATGAAGTACAAGGTGGTAGCCCTGATACATTTACAGCAGCGGAGGTGAAGTAATGCCGTTATGGGAAGACTTTATCAATTCTGTCAAGGGTGCCGCTAAAGGTATTGCATCAATTCCTGGTGCATTAATTGGCAATGTAGCCTCTTCTGGCGCTCAACTAGGTGCTGCACAAACATTTAAAGGTGACCCAACCGCTGCCGCTGCAGCAGGTATTGCCGCTGAAACAGGAACACAGAAGGCTTTGAAAAAGGCTGGACTTTCTACTGTTGATACAAGCGTTGCAAAGGCTGTTGACCCAGTTCTTTACGCTGCACAGAAGGCTGAGCAATATGTATTTAGCCCTATCATTGCTCGTCCCATCTCGACAGCATTTTTACTTACTGACCCAACTAGCCGTTTATATAAGGCTGGTGAGTATGGTAAAGGTTTTCAGTTCTCGGATGTAATTGATGCTTACGAGCGAAGCGAAAAAGTTTCTCTTGGTGTATCTCTTCTTAAGAGTAATCTTACACCGCTAGGCGACTTTCAAAGTCTTATTCTTAAAAATGGTGGCATAGATGTTGCAGATGTTGACCTATGGGACGATGCACAGATTCAAAAAAACTTTCAGGAAAATACTCTTGGTAAGTGGATTACAGGAACAAACGACTTTTTAATTAAGAACATTGCAATCAACGTTGCAGGTGTAGGTCTTGCTGCAGGTGTACGCGCTAGCGCATTAAAGGCTGGTCTTAACACACGTTTTCGTGTTGGTGATGTAGATGCTATGCCTAAGGCTGAGGATTTAATCAACCAACACATTACATTCCGCAAGTCTGGTGGAACAGAGGGCAACTTGACTGTCTTTGGACAAGACATTGAAGACCTTGCTGCATCAGAAAACATTATTGACATTACAAGAATTGTTAAAAAGCATAGCAATAACTCTCGACTTCCTGCTCTTGTTAGAGATACTAAGGACCCAGAGTTTGTTCGTGACTTGATTCTTGCAGATAAGGCTTATGCTCCAGCAATTGAGCGCCTTGCTTCTGCAGGTATGCGCGATGACCTATGGGTATTAGGTGATGGTAATTTAGTTATTCAAGGAAACTACGCATCTACTGGACAACTTCCAAGAGTAACTCCTGAAACTTCTGGTCGTGTTTTTGGTGCATTTGATGATGCTATTAAAAAGAACCCTAAGCACCAAGAAATTTATGATGCTTTCTTAAAGGAAGTTGAAGACCCAACTACTGGTATTGTATCAACTGAGCCAAAATTTTTTGGTAAGAACTATAAGCCAGCAGAGCCAGTCCTTGGACGTTCAGGGTTTGCTGCTGTACGTTCTCGTGCTGGAAAGATTAGAACTGCTGCGATTGAACGCGATTTTTCCAATGTTGGTGGATTTACGCAAACAGTATTGAGTCCTAAGTACATTAATGGACCCACTACAGTTCTTATTCGTACCTTTGGAACAATGATGCCTAAGGGTTTCATTACTAACTCAGGTGTTCGTCCTCAAAATGGTATCGATGAATTAATTGCTACATTTGATGATATTCCTTTGTTTACTCGTGGTGACAAGATGATTGAAAACCACGAAGGCATTCCAATGACTGTCTCTCAATATCGTACTGAAATAATTGATAAGTTCGTATCAGCAAAGACTGATGGCGAAAGAGCAGCAATGATTAACAATCTCAACGTAGAGTTGGCTCGTGCGATTGCTTTTAGTCGCGGTTTTCGTAATACAGAATTAATTGATACTTTTGTTGATAATTTATTACAAGATGTATACACTGTGCACGGAAACCTAAGCCGTATGGGTACAGCACTTGACCCAACAGGCGTAAGAATTCAAGTTGCCCCTAAGACTCAGGCTCAACTTGCTAACTCAATGCCTGTTTTGCCATTTGGCGAACTTGATAGAATGCTCGCCCGTGCTGCACGTCGTGAACAAAATGTAGTTGCAGGCGCTGTTCAAACTAGCGCTGGACTTGCACGTGATTCTATGCGTGGCATATTTGAACTTGGAAACAAGGCTTTTTCTATCTCCGCATTATATCGTTTCAGTTATATTCCAAAGAACTCAATCTTTGAACCTTTACTAGCAGCGACTATGGCTGAAGGTAGCAAGTTTGCTACTACTATGTTTGGTGCTGCAGGTAGACAGATTATCAAAAACAGTGCAAATTTTGTAATTCGTAATATTGAAAAGTCTAAAACTATTTTGCCTAGCGCAAAAAAAGAGATTCAAAAAGAAATTAAGGCTTTATCACAGCAATATGATATGGCTATTACGAATCGAGATATTACATACGCAAAATATGAGCAACTATTTAATGATGTTCCTGGGGTATCTCCAGCAACCAAGCGTGAATGGGCAGATGTAGTTAAGGAAGACTTACGTACTGCAGAGAAGATGGTTGATTACCTTGAGACACAACTCAATAGGTACACTGTTGAATACGGTCAGCCTGTTAACGTCCCATCTTTGTATGGTCTGCGCCGTAGAATCCAGACACTTAAGGACCTACCAGCAGATGCTCGTGCAGGGGAACGCTATGCCTCTGAGATTCGTAATGCAGAACTTTTGATTGCTAAAGCGTCTCAAACTATTAATACTCTTGCTCCAGAAATTAATGATTTAGATGCATTAATTGCAGCAAGATATAAAGCGATTGGTGATGCTCTTGATGAACTTGGACCTAAGGTCAAAGAACGTGGAGAGATATTCTCTGTAGCAGAAGGTCGCTATGAGGCTAAGCCTTTATTGCCTGAAATGGAAAAGATTACACTGGCTAATGGTCAAGTGTTTGAAATGCCATCTATGCGTAATCGAAATTATCTTGGTGATGGTTACTTCAGCGAAATATCAAGCAATAACACAAGAACAATTGAAATTCTTGGCAATAAAGCAACTGTAGCAAAGTTTAATACAATCTTTAGAAATGGTCCACAGACTATTACTAACGTTGCAGACCCTTTATACTTTGATGAGTTGGCTTATGTAGTCAATAACTTTATGCGTGGGGATATGCTGGTTGACCAGATTCTTGCTGGTAAGTCACGAGAAACTCTTCTTGCTTGGGCATCTACTCCTCAAGGTAAATCTTATGCAACTTCAATGGGTCGTCCAATTGACCAGTTAACAGATATGATTGATGAAGGATTCTCATATGTCAATCGTTATCTACCTAGCAAAGATGCACAACTACTTGCTGCTGCAGGTCCTGTCAAGAAGACTGACCTAGAGCAATTATTGGCTGACAAGTTAGACCAGATGGTTGGCATTCAGCCATTAGATATTCCATACGGAAATCCTACTGGTCTTGTCAAGGCTAGTAATCAAGCAATTGATTCAGCAATGGCAAATGCTTGGAGATTTTTACTTAAGCCAGAAAACTTAATTCGTGAAGTTTATGGAACTGTTGACTTTTCTAAGCGTTTAGTTGCAAAAGCAAATATGCTTGTTGCTCAAGGACAAGAAGTAACACTTGCGACTATTCTATCTTTGCGTCAGGCTGTTGCTGCCGAAATGGTTGAGAACATCAGCAAAACTTTCTATACAATTCCACGCCAACAGCGCGGTCTGTATCTTGCAAGAACACTGACAACATTTCCTAATGCTGCTGCTTCTGGTATCTATCGTTATGGTGGGTTTGCTGTCAAGCAGCCTGGACGTATGGGTGGATTCCTTAACAGTTACTATGGTTTATATAACTCATTTGGCGTAGATAAGTACGGTAATCCAGTTGAGAACCCTATGGAAGCAGAGTATCTGCTTATTCCTGGTACAAAGGAAATGGGACTTAACGATGGCAAAGGCGTAATAATCAGTGCTCGTTCAACCAACTATATTGCCAACTTACCTGGACCATCCTACTTAGTTCCTCTTGCTATTGGACGTGTTTTATCTTGGAAGGTAAGCACCGAGGATGAGATTAAAAAGACTGTTGATAAAACAGTCGGAAGAATTCCTGGATACTCATATGATGAGTTGTTTCCATACGGAATTGAACCTGATTTAAAGACCCAACTAGGGCGTACATTTACACCTGCTTGGGCACGTAACCTAGCAACTGCTTTGAATAAAAGCACAACAGATGAGATGTGGGTTAACTCTTTACTTTCTGAAGCGCAGCGTCAAGAGATTCTTCACGATATGAAACTAGGTCCTAAGCCTACAGAAGAAAGTATTCGTAAGGGTACAGAGAGTATCTACCTACGTAAGTTCCGCACACAGTTTTTCTCTCTACTTGGTACACCTCAGTATGTTGAGTCTCGTCCTGATGCACTGTTTTCTGATTACTACTATATGTTGTATGACAAGTACAAGGCTAAGACAGACCCTAAGACTGGTAAACCACTTACTGAAATGCAAGCATCTAAGTTAGCAGAGGATGAATTTCAGAAGCAAATGCGTCTTGCAGGTGGTGCGGACTTCCCAATGGACCGCCTATTTACTGGTGGAGCACGGGAAAAGATTGCATATTTCCCACCAAGTCAGAAGGCTTACAGCCGAATCTATGAAGATTTTTCTGGTCTTGCTAAGCAATTAGAACGTCTTGACCCATCACTTGTTGGGCTAATGACTGCTGACCTACCAAGAGATTATAGTATTCAGGTTAGCAAGTTTCTTAATGACCCTAATGCAACTCTTCCTGGTGGAACTGTTCTTAATTCACAACTTAAAACACCACAAATGGTTGAAGATGAACTCACTAAGTCACGTCTTTGGAAAGCCTATACAGAGTACAAAGATTCATTAAATAAGGCAGCAAAAGAACAGTTAAAATTAGCAAGTTATCTAAGCGTTCCAGAATTTAAAGACCAACTCAGAGCATATGCTGAGACTCTTGGTGCCACAAGTCCTGAATGGTTTATTGAGTATGCAGGTGGCGGAGCCGCTAAAGATAGTGCATATCTACAATCTGTTGGTCTTAAGACACTTGTAAATGATGATAAGTTTATGAAGAAGTTCGGAAACACACAGTTCTGGACTCACGCTAAAGCATTCATTTTATACAGAGATTCATTTGGTAAGGCTCGACTAGATGCTCCATCAGGATACAAGGGTGCAATTGAAGAGCAATGGCAATTATATCTTGAAGAAAACCTTTCTTTATGGGACCCAACTTTACAAAGAATAATTACACGCTATTACAGCAATGATGGTTTGAATATAAAGGAGCCTAAACGATGAGTCCAATTCCACCACCACCGACCATTGTCATTCCTAAAAAGGAAACCAAGGGTCCAAAGATTACCTATATCTGGATGCCAGATAAAAATGGTAACTTGGTTAAGGCTGACGCATCTGTAGTAAAGAAGTCATTTGCCAAACTACCAGGTAGTGCACAGGTTGCACTTACTCAGTATCTACTTACTATTGCCAACAAGCAACCAACCGATGTCGCCCGTCAGGCTCTATGGAATGACATCGTAGATGGTGCTATTGCTTCCTTTAAAGAAGGTAAGAAGCAAAGCCCTTGGGACGTTCTTGATACTCTAACAAAGAACTCTCCTGCTGTTAATGGCGAAAGCGTAACTTATACATCCTACGATGATATTACTGCAGGTGCATTGCTGAATCAAATTGCTAAGACTATTGGCTTTGACGTTACTCAACTTACCGCTGCAGATAAGACAGAATTCTTTAATAAGTTAAATACTGAGGCTAAGGCTTCTGGTAAATCAACTACTCGTAAGGCTGCAACTGGTGGTACAGAGACAATTATTACTCCGTCACTGTTTAATGCTAAGGACTTTACAGAGTCTTTCTTGTGGGCAAAGGTAAATATCGGTGACACAACTAAGTTACCATCTAGTGCAATTACACAGATTTCTTCAATCAAGAGTCTTCTTCGAGACAACGGAATATCTGATTTAAGCCAGAAAGAAATCAACGCCCTTGGTGTAGCACTTGCTTCAGGAAAATCAACTATTGATGCACTCAAGAAAGACCTAGGTGCCAAGGCTGCAACACGTTACCCACTGTTTGCAAAGAGACTACAAGATACTCCAGGATTAACAGTCAAGGATATTGTAGAACCTTACATCACACAGATGGCTAAGTACTGGGAGATTGACCCTAATACGGTTGACTTAGATAATCCAGACCTTGATAAGTTTGTTCGTCCAGATGGAACAGCAGGAAATGTACAGATGGGTTCAATCTCTGACTGGGTTACATATTTAAAGAATCATCCTAACTCAGAAAAAGCAAGTTGGGCTAAAGATTTAGCACGCGATTCTGCAGTAGGAGTTGCAAGAGCGATGGGATTTGGTGTTTAAATGGCTAGAATTAACCCAGATAGAATGATGATTGATGGTGGTGGGGTTGAAATATCGCTCTCACCAACATTTCTTCCAGAAGATTCTGGTGCAAGAAATGCCTTAGCAAACATTGCAGCCCAGCCAGCCCCTGCTTCAGTAGATGAACGAATTGCTCTTCGCAAACTACAGTCTGGTCAATCATTAACAGATGACGAAAAGCGTTCTCTTGGATTACCTGTTTCTACTGCTACGATAACTACACCTTCAACAAGTATTGCTACAACCACAACTGCTGTAACGTCAACTGTTACAAAGTGGACAAAAGCATCAACAGTAAATACTGCTAATGGACCAGTCGATGTTGATGCAAATGGAATTGCACAAGACGGAACCAAACCAGTTGCTGTAACAACTAAAATAGACGGAAATGTGCCAGCAGGTTTTACCGCTGGACCATTCCCTAAAGAATTAGAACAATACTTTGGCTCAAGTTCTGGATACCTTGGCTATCGAATTATTACTAATGAAGATGGAAGTCAGCAACTTGAGGTTGCAGATGCGCCAGGAAGCACAAAGACATTTGGTTTTAAATTTACACCCTCTGAGTCTGGTGGATATAAAAAGTTTACCTCTTCAACATTAGGACTTGGTGGCTCAACTACTGTAGTTGATACAAGCGGAAGCACTGGAGCCACAGGTTTTGATGTATTTAAAAATACACTATCATTATTTTTTGGTCCATCAGAAATAAGCAAGCCTTGGGTAAGTCAACTATATAAAACCGTATCTGGTTTTACTAAGAGTGGCTCCACTCCAGAAGAAGCCTTTAATATGGCTCTTTTAGAATCACGTAATAATCCAGCAATGGCTGACTTTACTAAACGATTCAAAGGTATATTTGCACTTCAAGATATGAAACAGCAAGGTAAGGCTGTTACTGTACCTACTGTCGCTGAGTATTTTGCAACAGAATCCAAGATGGGTGATATGCTTAAGGCATCTAACTTAGGTGATTTGGCTAACGAAGACTTCTTAGGAGATGTGCTCAGTAAGGGTGTATCTGCCACAGAGTTTGGTAACAGAATTACACAAATCTTTGACCGCATTGATAATGCACCAGATGTAATCAAGAAGACTATTGGAAGATACTTTCCATCTCTTGACCGCACACAACTTGCTAGGGCTTTGGCTTTGGGAGATAAGGGTGCTAAGCAACTTGAGCAAGAACTTGCTGGTTATGAAGTCCTTGCAGGTGCAGGTGCACAAGGTCTTGAGGTAAGTACAGCACTTCCTGGTGGTATCACACTTGAGCAAGCACAACAGATTGCTAAGGGTGGCGGAACATACGCAAGCACTCTTCCACAGTTTGGTCAGATTGCTCGTGCTCGTGAGACAGAACAAAAACTTGCAGAGATTTCTGGAGTTAAATCACTTGGAGTTTCTGGTTTAACAAATGCAGTAATTGGCAAGTCTGCTGCAGAACTTAAGGCACTAGAAGAATTAACAATGCAAGAAGAGGCACGTTTTGCAGGTAAGGCTGGAACCGCTGGTTCTAGAGCACTTGCATCACAATCTCGCGCTAATCGCGTAATCTAAAACAGAATCCTGAGCGGACCGACCAGCCCCGCCAGCGTAAAAGACTGGGAGTAAGAGCCAGACCATTTCCCCGAATGGTATCTGAGGCTTGCGAACTAACTACGAATAGAAGGGTGGCGTTGCTATGAGCAACAACTACTGGGACGACGAAGACGATGACCTAGATACAATCGAAGAAGCACCGATGGATGGAAGTGACTTACTTAAAAAGTTACGAAAAGCCAAGCGTGCAGATGAGAAGCGTATTAAGGAACTTACTGAGCAACTTGAGACATTTTCCAAGGCGCAGCGTGAGTCAACTGTCAAGTCAGTACTAGAAAAGAAGGGCGTCAATCTTAAAGCAGCCCGTTTAGTAATGAAAGACTTAGATGAAATTAACGAAGAATCAGTTTCTAACTGGCTCGATGATAATGCTGAGTTGTTCGGACTAACGGTTAACGAAGATAGTTCTAAGGTAACACAAGAAGACCGCGCTGCATTACGCAACCAGGACTTGGTTACACAGAACGCTATGACCCCTGACCGAGCAAACGATATTGAATACAGAATGCAACAGGCTACGTCTGAAGAAGACATTCTGTCAATTCTACGCTCACAACAATAATATCCGTTCATAGTCACTTGGAGGTGACCGCATATGCCTAACGCATATACATCCACAGGCTCTACCACTCTTGGTGGTACAGTCGGCGGTGCAGGTCTTGTACAGAAGGCGTATGACCGTCTTCTTGAGTTCGCTCTCCGCGCCGAACCACTAATTCGTTCAGTCGCAGACAAGACTCCAGCACAGCAATCAATCCCAGGTTCAACAGTAGTTCTACAGAAGTACGTTGACCTAAACGCAGTAACAGATACACTAACAGAGACAGTAGACCCAGATTCAGTCGCGTTGTCAACACCTAACACAGTTACAATTACTCTTAACGAGTACGGTAACTCTGTTCTTGTAACACGCGCTTTGGAACTATTCTCACTTGCAGACGTTGACCCAGCAATTGCTAACGTAATTGCGTTCAACCTTGCAGACTCAATCGATAAGGTTGCGATGACTACACTTAACGGTGGAACAAACGTAATCTACGGCGGTTCAACTGCCACATCAACAGCAACAATCACTGCTGCTGCAACACTAGACTCAGCAGACATCCGCAAGGCTGTTGCTAAGTTGCGTTCAGCAAAGGCTGCATACCGCAAGGGTTCACTATACTGGACAGGTATCCACCCAGAAGTTTCACACGACCTTCGTGCAGAGACAGGCGCAGCAGGATGGCGCGACCCACACAATTACTCTACACCAGAGAACATCTATGCTGGAGAAATTGGACAGTACGAAGGCGCATTCTTCGTAGAGTCACCACGCTTGTTCTCAACTAAGTCAGGTGCAGACCAGACAGCATTGGCAACAACAACAGCAACAGTTGCAGGAACATCAGCAGGATTTACTCTTGGTGTTGCAGCGTCATCTGTTATTGGAACACGCGCTGAGGTTGGCGATAAGATTTCTGGAACAGGAATCGCATCTGGTGCAAAGATTACTGCAGTTTCAGTAAGCGGAGCAACAGAGACAATTACTGTAGACCTTGCTCACACAGCAGCAGTCACAGTAGGTGCAACAATCACAGTTACACCAGTAACTCGCGTATTCTCAACAATCGTATGTGGAAAGCAAGCAATGGCTCAGGCTGTTGCAGAAGAGCCACACGTTGTTATCGGACCAGTCGTTGACAAGTTGATGCGTTTCCGCCCAATGGGTTGGTACGGCGTACTCGGCTTTGCACGCTACCGTGAAGAAGCACTGTATCGTATCGAAACAGGCTCATCAATCGCTGCTCTCTAGTAGTTAATTGACGGGTGGGCAGAGGGAAACCTCTGCTCATCAGTAAGTTCACTAAGGAGGACTAATGGCTACTTGGCTATTCAGAACACCAACAGTACAAGAAGGTCCTATTGGTGATGCACGCCTATTTTACTTCTATAAATTAGATGTAGGGGTGTCAATCGTAAAGCAAAACGGAGTCTACTCCCAAGAACGATACATCCTTGATTCGGATATCCCAACATTCGAGCAGGTTTATCGTGGTGGCAGAAACTACAACGTTGACGATGCAACAAAGGCAGCATTAATTGCTGGCGGTGTTGGCGTTACAGAGGCAAACTTTACAGAAGTATAGGGACAAATGGGATTACATCAAAGACAGACACATCCAGAGTATGTAGAAGGTTGCTTTGGTTGCAAGATACAACTTCTTGAATTATCTACTGGCGATGCCAAGAGAGATATATCTGATAAGAAGTGGGTCGGAGAATTGAATGCCTACAAAGAAGCAAGAGCACAAGGTATTCAACCAGCAGGAACAACGCACAAACATATCCAACAGGCATACACGGCAAGTGAAGTTCTCAATAAACCTTACAACGCTGACACTATGCCAACTGCAAAAAACATAACCAAACAATCCGTCGAAGTGATGAAAGAAATAGGAGCAATATAATGCCAATGGTCGGAAAAAAAGCATTCCCATACACACCCGCAGGTAAGAAGGCAGCCAAGGCTTATGCTGCTGGAGAAAAGATGGAATCCAAGTCTGAAAAGATGATGGAAATGAAAAAGGGTATGAAGAAGAAGGTTGCTAAAAAAGTTGCTAAGAAGAAGATGAAGTAATTATGGCAATGTCATATAATACTGGCAAAAAGTCAGCAGCAACGAAGAAGTCAGACCCATCCAATACAAAGCCATTCAACGTTCGGTTAATTAAGCCAGAAGAAATTATTAAAGATAAGCCTAAGGCTAAGGCTTCAACTGCCGATGCAGCACGCAAGCAGGCAACTGACCGTGCACAAATGCTTCGCGGTGAATCAGCAGAAGACAAGGCTTACCGCACACTTATGGAAAAGTATAACTATGACGTTACAAAGATTCCAGGTTTTAAAAGCGGCGGAGGCACACGATGAAAAAGGCACATCCAGGATTTAAGAAAGTTGCCCAAACAATCGCTAAGAAGCAAGGCGTTTCTATGGAACGCGCTGGTGCAATCCTTGCTGCTGGTGCTCGCAAAGCATCCAAGAAAGCAGTCAAGGCTAACCCACGTCTTAAGAAAGTATCTGGCGTAAAGAAGGGTAAGTAATGATGAAAAACAAAGTTGAGAAAGTAATGGGCGAGTTCAAGCGGGGAACACTTCACTCTGGTAAAGGTGGGAAAGTTGTTAAATCTCGTAAGCAGGCTGTGGCTATTGCTCTCTCTGAAGCAGGCAAGTCAAAACCAAAAAAGACTGTTAAGAAGGCGAAGAAAAAATAATGGACCCAAGACTAAAGCGAGCAGGAGTATCAGGCTTTAACAAGCCTAAGCGTACACCGAGTCATCCCAAGAAGTCACACGTTGTTGTGGCTAAAGAGGGAGATAAGGTCAAAACTATTCGCTTTGGTCAACAGGGAGTTACTGGCGATAAGAAGCCGACTGCACGTCAAGTATCATTTAAGGCTAGACACGCAAAGAATATTGCTAAAGGAAAGATGTCAGCAGCCTACTGGGCAGACAAGGTGAAGTGGTGAAAAAGAAAGCATTCTGGGACAAGAAGAATCCTAACAAGAAATCAACACCTTTGACTGCAGCACAAAAGGCTAAAGCAAAGGCAAGAGCAAAAGCAGCAGGACGACCTTACCCAAACTTAGTAGACAATGCAGCAGTGAAAAGAAAGGCTAACTAATGGCTAGTGTTCCAGGTTTATCATTTTGTGCTGAACTCAATCGTTTGGCAAATGGTGGAGATTATCCACTAATGACTGCGTTCAAAGAGTCACAAGGCGCAGCCAATGCTTGGGCTGGGACAACAGGCAAGGGCTTAATCGCTGCTCTGAACTACAAGGCTGATGCTGGTCGTCAACCTAATAACTTTAAAAACCTTAATGCTATCTGTAACGAGTTAGCATCTACTACTGGACTATCTGCTCTTGCAGCATTAAGGACTATCTAATGCCAAATCTATCAAGTATGATTGATGAAGTGCTTATTAACCTTGCAGGTTATACATATCAGCAGGATAGAGCAACCTACATTACTCAAGATGTTGCCGCTACGGCATCTACCATTGCTAGCCCAATCACTTTGCAGTTAGCATCTACCGATAATATTGGTAAGGGCGCTATTGAGATTGATGAAGAACTGTTTTGGTTAGACTCATTTGACCGCGTATCTAACACAGCCACCGTTCCTCCTTATGGTCGTGGCTACTTAGGTACAGATATTGCTGCACACACTGCTGGAACTAAGGTTACTATCACACCTACCTTCCCACGCTATGTAATTAAGAAAGCAATTAACGATACTATTGCAGCCTTTGGCGCTACTATCTTTGCAGTTAAGACAACATCATTTGTTTTCAATGCAGCACAGACTACATACGCATTTAACAACTTGAACATCCACAACATTATGACAATTATGTGGCAAGACATTGGACCTTCAGAAGAGTGGTTCCCAATCCGTCGTTGGTCTTGGGATTCATTGGCTTCAACTACAGCATTTGGTGCTGGAGCACAGACCGTAACAATTGGTGACTTTGTTCAACCAGGTCGTACGGTCAAGGTTGTATATGCAACTGACCCTGAACCATTTACTAGTAACTCACAAGACTTTGCAACTCAGACAGGATTACCTAACTCAGCACGCGATGTTGCAATCCTGGGCGCTTCATATCGCTTACTCACATATTTGGACCCTGCTCGTGCTGCACAAGTTAGCCCACAGGCTGACGAGACAGACAGTAAGCGTCCATATGGTGCATCACAGAGTGCAACGAAGCAACTCTACGCACTTTACATACAACGTTTAAATGAAGAAACAGCAAGACAGCAAGCCCAGTATCCAATCCGCGTTCACTACAGCCGATAGGTAAATAAATGACAACAAGAAAATATTCCTCACGCTCCCAGCAAACTACGCTAGCAGCCAACCTTACAGATGCAGCAACAAGTTGTACTGTAGTTTCTGGCTCAGCGTTACTTGGTGGAGCAACCGTCCCCGCTGGTACAACATTTACTGTTGTCATTGACCCAGATACAGCCCTCGAAGAAATTGTAGATGTCACGGTTGTTAGTACTAACGTATTAACAATTACCCGTGGGGTTGAAAATAACGGTACTGGTCAGGCTCACTCCGCTGGTGCTGCTGTTCGCCATATGGCAATCGGTCGTGACTTCCGAGAAGCCAACCTTCACATCGAAGCAACTGGTGGATACAACGATGGTACTGGTGCTCACACAATGCACGGTATCGCATCAGGTGAAGGCGACGTTGTAGGTACACTTAAGACTCAAACTCTTACTAACAAGACTTTAACAGCACCTACTATTACTAACCCAAGCATCTCTGGTGCTGGTGTAGATGCAAGCATTGTCTTTGAAGGCGCAACACCAGATGCCTTTGAGACTACGCTCACAGTAGTAGACCCAACTCAAGACAACACAGTTACACTGCCTAATACAACTGGTACAGTAGTAATTGCTAACGCAGCCCAGACTCTAACCAACAAGACTATCGATATGACTGGCGTAACACTTACTGGTCTTTCATCTGCTGGTATGACAACATCTTCTGCTACACCAAAGTCGTATGTAGATAGCATCCTAGGTTCTGCTCAAGCAGCAGAAATTAGTGCAGCATCTGCTGCAACGTCTGCTACATCTGCTGCTACAAGCGCTACAAGCGCAGCAGCCAGTGCGGCAACAGCAGCATCCTCTGCAACTACATCTGCTAACTCAGCAACAGCGGCAGCAACAAGTGCTACCTCAGCAGCGGCATCTGCTACGGCAGCGGCTACATCAGCCACATCTGCTGCAGCAAGTGCAACTACTGCTGCTAACTCAGTAGCAACAATTGCAGGCTATGCAAGTGCTGCTGCTACATCTGCAACTAGCGCTTCTACTAGCGCGTCTTCTGCTGCTACATCAGCAACATCTTCTGCCAATAGTGCAACTGCCTCAGCATCAAGTGCTAGCGCATCTGCTACATCTGCAACAGCATCTGCATCATCTGCAAGTGCTGCTGCTACAAGTGCCTCAAGTGCAGCAACATCAGCAACCGCTGCAGCGACATCTGCTGCTAGCGCAGCAACAAGTGCAGCCTCGGCTGCAGCAGCAGTTGCGGCATCCTTTACCGCAAAGGGTGAGTTACTGGCTGGTACGGGACCAAGCGCATTCAGCCCATTAACAGTAGCGGCAACTAATGGATACGTTCTTAGCGTAAACTCAGCAACAGCAACAGGTCTTGAATGGGCTGCTGCTAACGCTGGAGATATTACAGGTGTAACTGCTGGTACAGGATTATCTGGTGGTGGAACATCAGGTGCTGTAACAGTAAGTCTTGACACATCATCTGTGTATGTGGTACCCTCTCAGTCGGGACAATCAGGTAAGTACTTAACAACTAATGGAACCGCTTCATCTTGGGGAGCAGTAGATGCATTACCATCACAGACTGGAAACTCAGGAAAATATTTGACCACCAACGGAACAGCCGCTGCGTGGGCTTCAATCGTAACCGACCCTACACCGTCAGTATTTATGCTGATGGGTGCCTAAGCAAAGGATATAAACAATGGCAAAGAAAGTACTTGGGCAAGTAAACCCATCTGCAACAACACTTACAACTCTATACACAGTACCTGCTTCTAAAGAAGCGGTAGTCTCATCTATCTCAGTTGCTAACCTAACTGCAACTGCTGCAACATTTAGACTGGCAGTACGTCCAGCAGGTGCATCAATTGCTAACCAGCACTACATTGGATATGACATTACAGTCGGAGCATCTGACTCAACAATCATTACAGTAGGTCTAACACTTGCAACAACAGATGTACTATCAGTCTACGCTTCTACAGCAAACGTTGCTTTCCAGGCGTTTGGAGACGAGGCTTCGGTCTAATGTCAATCTCTAGTCTTAAGACTGGTACTGTATCTCCATCTAGTTTACTGGCTGGCAATGGTGGTTTAGTATTTGTTGACTACCTTGTAGTAGCAGGTGGTGGTGGAGCAAGTGGTTATTACGCTGGCTCTGGTGGTGGCGCAGGTGGGTATAGAACTGGTGAAACTTTTCCTCTTATAGGAACAACTACAATTACTATTGGTGCTGGTGGTATTGGTGCAAACAGTACTTCTGGCGGTGCTAATTATGGAATACCAACTAGCGGGTCAGATTCAATTTTATCAACCATCACATCAACTGGCGGTGGCTACGGTTCAACTTTTAACAATGGCGCTAATGGTGGCTCTGGTGGTGGTGGTGGTAATGGCTCATCAGGAACTGCTGGTACAGGTAATACCCCATCAACAAGTCCATCCCAAGGAAACAATGGTTCGGTAGGTTCAACCGATAATACAACTTTTACAAACGGCGGTGCTGGTGGTGGCGCTGGGGCTGCAGCCTCTGCTGCTGTTGGAGCAACTCGCGCTGGTAACGGTGGTAACGGTTCTGCATCTTCAATCACAGGCTCATCTGTAACTTATGCAGGTGGCGGTGGTGGAGCAGCGCAAGCAGGAAGTGCTGGAACTGGTGGAACTGGTGGAGGCGGTGCTGGCGTTACTGGTAACAATGATGGAAACAACGGAACTGCAAACCTTGGTGGTGGCGGAGGCGGTGCTAATGGTGGAACAACTCGTACTGGTGGCAACGGTGGTTCGGGTGTAGTTATCCTTCGTGCATTGCGAGCAGCAACATCTACTACAGGTTCTCCTACTGCAACTACATCTGGTAGTTATTATATTTATCAATTTACTGGCTCAGGCACAATTACATTCTAAGGAGTAACAATGGCTATTAGAAGTCTTAAGACTGGAGTGTTCAGTCGCAGTCTCCTTGTTGGTAATTCTGCAACAATATTTGTTGACTATTTAGTAGTCGCGGGCGGTGGTGGCGGTAACGGCACTTCAGGTGGCGGCGGCGGAGCAGGCGGTTTGCGTTCAACCGTAACTGCCACAGGTGGCGGTGGAACTTTAGAATCACCATTGCCAATTTTAGTTGGTACTTCTTATACCGTAACCATTGGTGCAGGCGGAGTAGGCGGAGCAGCAGAGAGTGGTTCTAATTCTGTATTTTCCAGCATAACTTCAACTGGTGGTGGTGCTGGTAAAGGTGGCAATCAAAATGGACTTTCTGGCGGTTCAGGCGGTGGTGGCGGTAACGGCACTACTTCAGGTGGTGCTGGTACAGCAAATCAAGGTTTTGGTGGTGGTAATGGTAGAGATGGAACAGGCGGAGGTGGTTCTGGTGACCCGTACTCAACAGGCGGAGGCGGAGGTGCATCAGCCGTTGGTGCAAATGGAACAATTTCAGGCTCAGGTAACGGTGGAGCAGGAGTTTCTGTTTCAATTACTGGTAGTTCCGTAACTTATGCAGGCGGAGGTGGCGGCGGAGCAGACTCGTTTCGCTTAAATAATTCAGGTGGTACAGGTGGTTCTGGTGGCGGTGGTAACGGCGCACCAAATAATGGTTCTCTTGGCAACGATGGAACTGCTAACACTGGAGGAGGTGGTGGTGGTGGTGCAAACGGAAGCGCAGGTGGCAATGGTGGTTCAGGTAGAGTAATTATTCGCATACCTGGTTCTATTACAGCGGCATCAACAACGGGTTCTCCAACCAGAACTGAAACTGGCGGATACACAATTTATCAATGGACTAGTTCAGGAAGCGTGACTTTCTAATGGCTGTTATCAGTATTAAAAACAAAACTAAAAGTGGCTCACTGCTAGTTGGTAATGCTCCATTTGAACTTGGTGATTACGAGTCTATTCAAACTGTAACAGTTGGCGCTACATCTGTAGAAAGCGTGTCATTTACTAGCATCCCTCAGACTTATCAGCATTTACAGTTACGTTGCTATGTTAAGGTAGACAGTCCTACTTGGATTCCTTTTAGTGTGAACAATGACACAAACACACAGCGCGCTACACATTTCCTTTCAGGCGGTGGAGCAAGTGTATCGGCTGGGGCGGGTCTTGGAGCGACAAGCGAAGGAAACTACGCAGCATTGATGGGAGCATCACAGTGGGGAACAATTATTGTAGACGTCTTAGATTATGTCAATACTAATAAGAACAAAACAACTAGAGCCTTGTCAGGTGTAGATAACAATGGTTCAGGTAATGTGACCCTTACATCTGTCTTGCACGTTACTAACGGAACAACTGCTGTAACTTCTGTCAAGTTTGACATTTCTCAGTATGGAAGCGGCGCAAAGTTCGTAGAATACTCATCTTTCGCCCTATACGGAATTAAGGGGTAACAAATGCCAGTTACATACAAACCAATTGCTACAACTAATGGAACAGGTTCTAGTGGAACAGTTAGTTTTACATCAATACCCGCAACTTATACAGATTTAGTTTTAGTAGGTTCTATAAGAAGCACCAGTGCAGCATCGGTTATGAGATATCGATTTAACGGTGCAACTACAAATTATTCTGCTACGACTCTTTATGGAACGGGTTCATCTGCAGAATCTTTTAGAACTACTGGCGAAAGTGGGATATACGGCTTAGGTGGTAGTGGTAACTACACACCTTCAGCGTCAAATACTTTTGCAGTTTTTAATCTTAATATATTTAATTATGCAAATACAACAACATACAAAACTTCTTTAATGAGAATTGGTGGTTCTGCAAGCGCAGAAACAAATGTTGGATTATGGAGAGCAAGCCCTGTTGCTATAACTCAAATTGATTTAGTACTTGATTCAGGTTCAATTACTTCTGATTCAACCTTTACTCTTTACGGAATCAAGGCGGCATAATGGCTACATTTATTAAAATTGCATCCGCAACCGTAGGTTCAGGTGGGGCTAGTAGCATTAACTTTAATTCTATCCCTGGCACCTATACGGATTTAGTATTAAAGGGAAGTATTAGAACCAATAGTGCTCAGACAGATAACAGTATGAGCCTTAACCTTAACGGTAGCGGTTCAGGGTTTTCATCTCGTTTTGTTTTTGGCAATGGCTCAAGTGCTGCAAGCGGTACAGGGGCTCTGATTTTGCAAGCAAATGGCGGCACTTCTACTGCTAGCACCTTTAGCAATTTTGAGATTTACCTGCCTAATTACACAAGCAGCAACAATAAGTCTTTCTCTAATGATGCTGTGACTGAGAATAACGCGACATCTGCTATTGCGGGATTACTTGCAGGGCTTTGGTCCAACACAGCAGCAGTAACATCTTTATCAGTGGTAGCAAGTACTGGTACTTTTGTGCAGTATTCAACAGCAACACTTTACGGCATATCAAACTCATAAGGAGAAACAATGACAACAGCAATCGAAGTAAACTGTGAAACAGGGGAAGTTGTTGAACGCCCTCTAACAACAGAAGAACTAGCACAACGCGAAGTAGATGCAGCAGCATACGCTGCAGAACTAGCAGAACGTGAAGCAACAGAAGCAGCAGCACAGGCTGCTAAGGAATCAGCACAGGCTAAGTTAGCAGCACTTGGATTAACCGCCGAGGAAATTGCTGCACTATCTAAGTGAGGGATGAGATGGCACACTTTGCACAACTAGATGATAACAATGTAGTCACACAGGTAATCGTTGTGGCTAATGATGAACTACTTCTTGACGGGGTAGAGAATGAGACTAAGGGCATTATGTTCTGCAAGTCTCTACTAGGTGAAGATACCCGCTGGGTTCAGACATCTTACAATAACAACATCCGTAAGAACTATGCTGGCATTGGTTACACATATGACCCAGTTGCTGACCACTTCTTTGCGCCTCAGCCATATCCTTCTTGGACTTTGGATAGTGACGCCAAGTGGCAGGCGCCTGTACAATATCCAGTAGAAGAGGGTAAGTTCTTTACTTGGGACGAGCCAACTTTATCTTGGGTTGAAGTAACACTACCAACAGAATAATGGAAGCAGGGGACAATGGCTAAAGTAAACAAAGGAACACTAGCACTAGGCTGGTGTGACAACGGCAATACAGATGGCAAGTTTACAGAGGGTATGGTTTCCATCGCCCTCCAGGCTCCTGCTAATGGTATTGAAATTACACACAGTATGCGAGTGCAAGGTAACCAAATCGGAAGACAGCGCCAAGTACTCTTTGATTACTGGGCAGACCAGATTAAAACTGATTGGCTCTTATGGGTCGATTCAGATATTGTAATGGATATCCACGTACTCACTAAAGTATGGGATGCAGCAGACAAGATTGGTAAGCCAGTAGTAACTGGTACTTACTTTATCTCTAAGCAGAACGAAGGCACACTAGCCCAACCGTTTCCTGCGCTGTTTCACAACGTAGATGAACACACACTACGTCACGTACATCCACTACCTGAGAATCAAGTAATACCAGTTGACTCAGCAGGACTTGGATTTACATTGATGCACAAGTCTGTGATACCAGCACTACGTGCTAAGTACCCAGACCAATCCTTGTTTGCAGAGCAAGAAGGATTAGGCGATAAGTATGTTGGAGAAGACATTGTGTTCTTCCGCAAACTTAAAGAAGCAGGCATTCCACTATACGCACACACAGGTGCGCTAGTACGACATATGAAACGATTCTCGTTAGACGTAGATTACTACGGTCTCTACTGGAGTTGGCAAACATTGAAGAAAGAAATAGAGCAAAACAAACCCTAAGGAGTCTAAGTGGCTGGTCGTGATATTACCGAAGGTCGTCCAACGCGAGCCATCGCAACTGATATTGGTATCGTTTCCGACGGTGCAATCTGGCAGAACACGGACATTAATTATGATGTAGCAATCGGTGGACTTCCATTCATCTATGCAATCAATGATGCACGACCATATGTTAGACAGACAGCACCTTTTCGTAAAGAACAGTTTGATAACCAGACAGAACCAGGAGAGCAATCTCTAACTGGTTGGTGGATTCGTTCACAGTCTTCATTCCACGGTGGTACAGGTATTACTTACTTTGACCCACAAACCTCTGACCCATTTGGTCATTATCGTTTTGCAGATAGCAGAGGTGTAGATGTATGGGAACAAGGCGAAGTCAGATTACTTAAAGATGTAACTAGTGCACATATTACCACTGGACCAGTTGTTGGTACAGACCATCAGCATCCCGAACAACACACACGCTCTATCCAATGGTCTGGCTGTAATGGAGTATTGCTTCACGATGAGTTTGATGTTGACAAGATATTCCCAGCAATTACTGTATCTATCACTAACAAAGCACTTACTACAAATGTAGCAACACTAACAACTGCAACCCCACACGGGTTGACTGTTGGTATGACAATAGTTATTGATGGAGTAGATGCAACATTTAATGGTACCTACAGAATCACAACTGTGCCTACTACCACTACATTTACTTACGCCAAGGTTGCATCTAACGTAGCCTCTACCGCAGTATCTCCAGCAGGTTCTGGAGTAACACAAGAAGTTATTCACTTTATTGATTATATTTCTGGCACAGACCGCAAGGTGCACGCCATCTGTGATGACGGAGTTAATGCATATTGGATTACTAACAAAACATCAGGTGGGAATCAGCGCCTTACTATGTTTAAGAAGCCATTAACTGGAGACTCAACTACTGGTTCATCTAACCCATCTGCAACTGGCGATGTAACTCAAATGTTCCAAAGCGGTGACACCGAAATTATTTATGCCACTATGGAGTTTGTAAAAGACCGCATTGTCCTGTGCGTAAACAATAAGGTGTACGAACTATCTACATCTGCTACTGCTTTGCCTAGCCCTACCTATACAAACCCTAACACTAACTACCATTACACATCAGTGGCAGCATCTGGTGCTGCTATCTATACCGCTGGTCACTCAGGCATCTACTCCACAATTCAGAAATACACACTGTCAACTGCTGGTGTTATGCCAACATTGACATCTGCTGTAGTTGCAGCAGAACTACCTGCTGGTGAGTTTGTTGAAAAATTGTATTACTACTTAGGCTATATGATGATTGGAACCAATAAGGGCATCCGTGCTTCTGTTGTTTCTGATGTTGATGGTTCGATTAACTATGGACCTTTGATTGTTGAAACAGTCCAACCAGTTTATGACTTTGCCGCACGAGATAGATTTGTATGGGCAACAACAGGAATTGGCGTACTTGATGGTGGGTTGACTCGTATTGACTTAGGAACTGAACTAGAACCACTTCGTTTTGCATATGCAAACGACTTACAAATATCTCAAACTGCACAGCACTACACAACTGCGGTTGCATTTATTGGAACTACTAATCGTCTTGCTTTTGCTACCGCTTTTGATGTAACAGATGGTGCGATATATATAGAGCACGCAACTAATTTAGTTCCTACTGGTTACTTAAAGACTGGCAACATTCGATACAACACACTTGAGAAGAAGAACTTTAAGCGACTACTAGGTCGAGGTAACTTCACCTACGGTTCTATGACACTTGATACTGTTGATGAGAACGGTGTTGAGTATGATGTTATCTCCTACGACGTATCAGTAGGTGCGCCAGAGGTAACAACCTCATCTCCTGCTGTAGCACAAGAGTACTTGGCTTACAAGTTCATTATGTACAGAGATGGAACAGACCCAAGCAAGGGTCCACAGTTCAAGGGTTATCAGGCTAAGGCAACGATTGCTACTCCACGTCAACGTGTGATGCAGTTCCCTGTCTATTGCTATGACATTGAGACTGACCGATACAACGTACTACTTGGATACGAAGGCAGAGCCTTTGACAAGATTCGTTTACTTGAAGACATCGAAGGCAACGGAGATGTTATTACCTGGCAAGACCTAACAACTGGCGAATCTCGTCAGGCTGTTATCGAACAAGTTACGTTCACCCGTTTGACCCCACCAGACAAGCGCTTTGATGGCTTTGGTGGCGTACTACAAATCACTATCCGTACCGTATAACTCTTAGGAGCGCAACCAATGACCGCAGCAAACTGGGCTGGACTAATCGTATCTGTAATCGCAATCGTATCGGCATTTGCTGGTTCGGTAAGATGGTTAGTTAAGCATTACCTTAGTGAACTTAAGCCCAATTCAGGGTCAAGTATGCGTGATGAGTTGACAGGACTCAAGCACGAGGTAGCCATCATCAAAAACCTAGTAATCGAACTTGTAAAGAAATGAGCAACAATGAAACCTGTAGCCAAGAAAGCCACACCTGCCGCTATTGCTGTCCTTCGACAAGCCACAGCGATTTCGCCATTGCGTATGAAAGCCAGCGATGGTCTTCTGCCGTCGAACGCTCATCTCAAGCAGAGTCCAACGAGCGACCATAACACTGGTCTTGCAGTTGACTTAACACACGACCCTAAACACGGCATCGATTGCCTTGACATCTTCGAGAAGTTAAAGGAAGATGCACGAGTTGAGTACCTGATTTTCAAGGGAAAGATTTGGTCAAAGGCTCGTGCTAAAGAAGGTAACCGAAAGTACACAGGTTCCAACCAGCACAACAAACATCTTCATATTTCTATTAAGCCAGAACTATCCAAGGACACAAGCCCTTGGTTCTGGTGGTTGAATCAACCTAAAACTCTTAATCAGGTTATTGCCAGTTTGACCCTAATGCCTGCAAAGAAAGCATATAAGACCGAAGTTTGCACCTGCTGTAAATTACACGGGGCAAAGTCCTAATCCTATAGGAGGATACAATGGAGCAATTCAAACAACTAGCACTATCTTGGTTCCGTGCTGCGGCGGCTGCCGTAGTCGCCATCTATATGACTGGCGAGACCAACCCAAAGACTCTTGCAGCAGCAGCACTTGCTGGTGTGGCTGGTCCAGTCCTTAAATGGCTAGACCCATCTGCTACAGAGTTCGGTCGCGGTTCAAAGTAATACCCTTCATACGCCTTCCAAGGCGGTTTTAAGACACTTAGACCCTCAGGTCATAGGATTACCTATGGCTTGGGGGTCTTTTTGTCATTTCTGTAGGGTCATTGGTGTGTCGTAATACTTGCGTTCAGGTCAGATGTGTGTATACTTAGATTATTAATTATTAATTTAATTAATATAAGGCGCGGAGCGCCAATATTATATATATAATTATATATAATATATAACTAAATAGATTTACATAGTTCTCCCTTGTTGAGTACCCTCCTGTCCTCTAAGGGAGGACTATGTAACAACTTTCAGACAGGAGAAGTCGATGATTAAATTGGACAGTTATGAACTGCCAGCACATATATCCTACTCAGCATTTACCACTTACCTAACCTGTGGATATCAGTACTACCTAGGTAGATTACTTCAAGTACCAGAGGAACCATCTATCTGGTCAGCAGGTGGACGAGCATTCCACTATGCAGCAGAGTTGTATGACTATGACAATTAACCCATTATGGGAACAAGCGTGGCGGAAAGAGACCGAAGGTCTTGACTTTGCTAACGCACGAGTAGCAGGACGAGCAACTAAAATCAACCCTAACAAGGAAGATGCTGCTTGGTGGTACGAACAAGGTTCCATATGGACTGACAACTACATCCTATGGCGCAAGAACAACCCTAACTGGAAACTTTGGACAACACCTCAGGGTGCCAAGGCTATTGAGTTAGAGTTGAACCCAGTTATCTGTGGAGTACCAGTGAAGATGTTCATTGACAGAATCTTTGAGGTCGACGGTAAGTTAGTTATCGTTGACTTGAAGACCTCTCGTGCACGTCCTCAGTCTGACCTTCAGTTGGGCTTCTACAAAATAGGAGTCGAGATGATGCTGGGAGTGGAAGTCAATCTAGGAAACTACTGGATGTCTCGTGAGTCTGGGACAGGAGAGATGATTGACCTAAGTAGATATACCTTAGACACGCTTGAATACTTTGTTGATGGCTTTGACAAAGCACGTAAGGCTGGTATATTTCTACCGAACCTACAATCGTGCAATTTCTGTGGACTCACAGAACATTGCCAATTCACGAAGGAAAAATAAATGCACAAAGTAAGCACACTATCAGCACAAGATGTGTTGGTTGCACTTGAAATGAAAATCATTACACAAGATGAAGCACGCGAAGCACTTGGCTTTGCAGTTACTAAGGAGGATAAGTAATGGCAGAAGATTGGAAGTTACAGGTCTCTTACAAGACCAATGGTGGGGATATGATAAATGTCCGTGCAAACACCGCAGATGAACTTAGCGTATTGCTAGAGGGAATCTCTGATTATTCAACACAGATTGCAGCAACAGGAAGAATGCTTAATGGTGCAGGTGTGGCAGCCCCTTTGGCAACGCCTACTTCAACTCCCGCGCAGCCAGCAACTCCTACCTTCGTAACCGCCCCGACAGCGGAAGCATCAGGTACCACCCCAACGTGTCTACACGGGGAGCGAAAGTTCCTATCGGGAATCTCGAAGAAGAACGGCAAGCCGTATCGGATGTGGGTATGTCAGCAACCACAAGACCAAGGGCAATGCTCACCAGTCAATGGTTAGACATTGACATAAACTAGAATTGGTAGAGGGGTATTTATTAGGGGAAGATATCTACCCCTCTTCCAACTTAAGACAGGAGAATTAAATGAGAACATTAGTAAGAAGTGTAGGCAGAGCAGATATTGGTGGCGAACCATTACCTCCAGTCTTTCGTTCACTTGATTCAAACAAAATTATATTTCGTAGAGCAGAAGTCTCTATGCTTGCAGGTACTCCAGGTGTGGGAAAGTCCACCCTGGCACTGGCTTTAGCCCTTAAAATGAAGGTGCCAAGCCTCTACATTTCAGCAGATACCAACGCACACACTATGGCTATGCGTCTTGCGTCAATGATTAGCGGTAAGAATCAAACTGATGTTGAGATACTAATGAATAGCGATTACGGTTGGACTAAAGCAACCCTCTCACGAGGCGCACACATTGTCTGGTCATTTGAATCTTCTCCTACTCTGCAAGATATAGACGAGGAAGTTCAAGCCTTTGAAGAATTGTGGGGTTGTCCACCTACTGCAATCTTTGTTGATAACTTAATGGACATTGCCACCGATGGTGGTGAAGAGTTCGCATCTATGCGTGCGATTATGAAGGAGTTGAAATTCCTTGCTCGTGATACTAACGCTGCTATTATTATTTTGCATCATACTTCTGAGGCTGTACCTGGAAATCCTTGCCAACCTAGGTCGGCTCTTCAAGGTAAAGTCGCGCAACTTCCTGCTCTTATCTGTACTCTTGGAGTTGTTGGTACTTCTATGGCTATTGCACCTGTAAAGAACAGATACGGAAGAGCAGATGCGAATGGAGATTTGCTAGCGTGGCTAGCATTTAATCCTGAATATATGTTTGTTGACGATATACCAGAAAACTCATAGGAGAAAAATGATTAGAGAAGAAGAAGACGATATGACTCAAGAGATGCGTGCATTTGTTTTGCTTGAACTTAAACAAGAGACCGCTAAGTTAATCGAAAAGATTGAATCAGCCAAGGTTCCAATCACTGATGAGTGGACTGAAGGTGTTAACGCTGGATTAGAATGGGCAGTACGTATCCTCAAGAAGGATAAGAGTGCATCCTAGATGCCATCCCAATCGCGTAAGCATCGGGGATATCGTAGTCAAAAAGTACTGGCTAATTATTTGGTTGACAACGGCTTCCCTTTTGCTGAGAGTACTGGGGCTGGTCGCAGTGGGACTGACGTTACTGGGACTGTGGGCATTGATTGGGAAGTAAAGGCAAGAACAGGATTTAATCCTAGTGCTGCTATCCAGCAATTAAAAGATAGAGCAAACGATGACCTAGGCATAGTAGTGCTACGCTTGAATGGTCAAGGAGAAAAGAGCGTATCCGATTGGGTTTGCTTACTCAGGTTGGAGGATGCAGTGAAACTATTAAGAGATGCAGGATATGGTGATAAGAATTGACAGCGACCTTCCGCCAATCGCGGACATACTCAGACACTACGGTGCGAATCTTAGACAAACACACGGGCAAGTTAATCTCAAGTGTCCTTTTCATTCAGACACACACCAGTCAGGAAGTGCAAACCTTGATAAGAACATCTTCATTTGTTTCGCCTGTGGTGTCCAAGGAAACAGCATTCAAATTATTGTCAGACAAGAGGGGATGAGTTTCAATGAAGCAAAGCATTTTGCAGAAGGAATTACTGGGCAAAGCAGCAGCAGGGTACGCGGAAAACATTTATCAGGCGGAAGATTACCTAAAAAGCAGAGGTATTCCACTGGAAGTAGCACGTCTGGCGTCATTAGGCGTAGTCGCGGAGCCTGAGACAGGACACGAAGCCTTCAAGGGTAGATTATCTATCCCTTACATTACTAAAACTGGTGTAGTTGACTTAAGATTTAGAAGCCTTAATCCTGCAGTTGAACCCAAATATATGGGTATGACTGGTGCCGAGACCAAGATGTACAACGTACTAGATGTGGAGCGAGCAAATGATTTTATTGGAGTCTGTGAAGGAGAGTTGGATACCCTTACTCTGTCTGCTTGCATTGGGATTCCTTGTATTGGAGTACCAGGGGCGAACAGTTGGAAGAAGCACTACACACGATTGTTGGCGGACTTTGAAAGGGTTTTTGTATTCGCAGATGGCGACCAGCCTGGAACGGAATTCGCCCGTAGTCTTGCCCGCGAACTACCAGTTACTATCATTCAACTCCCAGACGGACACGATGTTAATTCGATGTTCGTGCAAGAAGGGGTTGACTACTTCAATCAAAAGATGGGTGTAAATGAACATTGAGGATACTCCTCCCCATAATCATTGCAATGATTGCAACATAACCTTTCCCGATTCGTTTGCCTTGATAGACCATATGCTGGAAGATGATGAAGAGTTTGACCCGTACTACCTGTTGCCCTCTGGATTCAAACTTATGTTAGGGTCAATGCTACGGTTCTTGTTCGACAATGCAGACGACCCAGACCAGATTAAACTGATAACTCAGTCTACTTATGTTACACTATTTGCTAGTGAGAATGGTTACGACCTAGTAGATGAGTTAGTCGAAGATATGATTGTCAGGTCTGCACTTCAAGACTTTGACCGAGACTTACAAAACTTACTAGCGGAGGAACCAGATGACAACGAAGGCGGAGCGTGAAGAGATATGGCAGATTATTCAGTATCTAACAAACTTGGGTTTAAACGTAGTAAAGACGGAGACTCAGGGAACTTTGTTGATGGTTTCGTTAGCCATTCCGTTATTGCACGCGAACTCCACCTCGAAGTAAATCTTGAAAACATAAGCAAAGAATTATCTGAACTGCTTATCTCCAAGCATAAAGATTACGGTCCAAAGAATATTTCCCAAGCACCAGGCGGTGCAATCAACGGCTTGCGTGTGCGTATGCACGACAAACTTGCTCGCATTAACAATCTGATTGACAGTGGCGCAAGCCCTGAGCACGAGTCCTTAGAAGACTCCTTCAAGGATATGGCTAACTATGCAATCATTGGGTTGCTAGTGTTAAGGGGTAAGTGGGACGAATGAAAGAACAGGAGTTGTTCGACTGGCTCAAAGAAGAACATTTCCCAGACTTAATACACTCCCCAGAACTCTTCGATGGGTTTGACTGCATCACAGATATGTACAAGATGTTCATTGAACTTAAGTCACGCAATACACATTACGATACGTTGTTGCTTGAGAAGAAGAAGTACGACTTCCTCATCACTAAGTCTGCTGAACTTGAGTTAACACCTTACTACATTAACTATACACCTGAGGGTGTGTGGTCTTTTCGTCTTGACCTGATGAATGATTTAGTCTGGGAAGATAAGTGGTTGCCAGTTACAACTGAGTTTGCTAACAAGAATAAGATGATGAAGCCAGTCACGTTCCTCAAAATAGTGGACGGGACAAAGATTAAATGATTGAATGGGAAAGAATAAAGCGTTGGGATTATGTAGTAGATGCTGTCGCATCTGAATACTCTCGTAAGTTTTCAACCATTGACATTGAAGACATCAGACAATCCTTGTATCAGTGGTTTGTAGAGCACCCAAATAAACTAGATGCTTGGGAAGAGATAGGTGACAAGGATGCAAAGAACCTTATCTATCGTAGCCTACGCAATCAAGCCTTAGATTATTGCAACCATTGGAAAGCAAAGTCTGGTGGGTATGAGACTAGCGATTTATTCTTTTATGAAGCAGATATGGTTGAGGCTTTGTTGCCTCCTGTATTGCGTGGAGAGTGGGGCGTAACCCACAAACTAAATCTTGGTAGAACTGGTCGCCCTTCTGCACCTAACGAGGGTGGCAATCTTATGGCAATGATGATTGAAGTTGACTATGCGTTTTGGAAACTGCCAAAGGATGACAGGAAAGTATTATTCCTACGCTATGCAGAGTCAATGGACTTCGGTGACATTGCAAAAGAATTAGATATGGGCACAGAGGATGCAGTTCGTATGCGTCACAAGCGTGCCATTCGTAAACTCATCAACAAGATTGGTGGGTTCAAACCATTTCGCGATTATGACGATGCCCCTCAGGAAGACTCAGGCGTTGACTCTGCTGGGTCTACCCAAAGTGACTCGCCATATGAGTCGTAGAACTCTTCAATCTCTTTACCGCTAGCAAACTGTAACTCTTTATTCTGTGGCTCACAATTACTGCAACCACCATTCTCACATACTGTACACATACTATCCTCCTGTTGAATAAAATCCAGTTCCTTTGAACTGAACCGCTGGTGTTGAATATATCCTACTTGATACCTGTCCGCAAGGGCAAGTAACTTCTTCATCTCGTTCTTCTGTCTTGCGACTTAAGACTATAAGTGAATGACACTTGCGACACCGATACTCATACGTTGGCATTAGAACTCGAATCCTATATACCAAAACCCTATGGTTAGGTCAAAGTTGTACTTGCTAATCTGAAATCCAATACCAAATCCACTCGCCTTGCCCCAATAAAACCAAGACTTCCCAATTTTTTTCTCACTCATTCATCTCTCCAATCCATAGGTGTTGGTGCAGTGCTGATTGCCTTGCACTCTTTGCATTCCTGTCTTAAGTCATACCAACTTACTTCTCTTGTCTCTTCATCCCACATTACTGTGACCACAAACATCTTGCACCCACAAATACAGGTTAGTATAGGTTTGCCAGTTAAGTCAAGCACTTAGTACCAGCCCTTGTTGTGGTGCAACCAAGCCTTACAGGGTGTGCCATAACGATACTCGATA